ATTACTGTATTTAGTAACTTACTTCTTGTATTTGACACGTGAGGAGTATCATCTACATTATACACTTCACACAATACAATAGTGCTATTCGCTTCAAGGGGATTAGGATATTTCTTGACAGGTCTTAAAACACAATCTGAACTATTACCATCAGCTTGTTCTGTAGAACTACCATCAAATCCCCATATGGGGTCAAATCCCCATTCGGGTACATTTAAAGGTTCTTTTACAACTTTTGTTTTGTACCTTATTTGAGTTGGTGTACAACCGTCCAACCATAGATATTCTAATTTCTGCATTTATAGACTCCTAATTTGCATACTCTTGGTCATCATTATCTCCAGTAAAGGATGGAACCTCGCAACTATCGTTGTTACAAAACTTATCTATCTCAGCTTCCTCATTCTTAATAACACCAAATGATAACTTACCAAGTTTTTTGATTTGTTTGTTATACTCTTTCTCATCAATAGCTTCATAAGGCATTTGTGGATAAGCTCCGTAATCATGTCTTGGTAAAAGACTAATACCTTTTAGATGATATTGAAAGTAGTTTAAGACGTGAGGTATTTGTTCACCCTCTGTTTGTGGATTAAATGTCACTGTACACCTAACTTGGTTATCAGCCCAATGTCTTTGCATAAATGCTGCGATATTAAACTGTTCCCAAATCGAGAGTTCACCCGCGGTTCTAATACCCTCACCAACATCAACTGGCACCTCTACAACTGATGTGGTATCTTCCGAACCAAATGCTGGTTCTATCTTGTAACCAGCTTTCTTTAATGGTTCTAATAGTTCTGAGTGTTTTGATAATCTAACTCTTCTGATATAGAATCTACTCTCAGGATAATGTAGACCTGGTGTAGCACCTGCTAAAAGAGATACCGTTCCACTTGGTTTTACTGAAGTGGTCTTAATCGACTTAGGTACTGCAAACCAATCTGAGTATTGTTTGTCCCAATCTTGAATCGTATCATATCCAGCTTCTAACCATTCTTTTAGTTCATGAATACCACGTGTGGTTATAAACTGAGCTATACCACTAACACTACAACCGATTCTTCTGTTTCTTAACATAACCCTATTTGTATCAGCCCAATGTGTTCCACCAAGTGTAACTGTTTTGGCGTACAGATACGCATATTTTAAAGTTCTCTGATAATCCTCTAATGATTCATGGTTGTTTGGAAATGTTTCTACAAGACAACACAACTCATATGATTCAAGAGTTTGTTCTAAACAAGGATTACCACCCATAGCTCTATGGTCTTTATTATCACCACCATTCTTCATTCTTGAGTAGTGTCTCATATTATCTAACCAAGCAAAACCTGGCTCACCATTGTCCACGATTCTCTTAGCCGCATCTGTATAATCCATACCCAACTCTGCAAATATACTATTGTTAGATGTCCAACCATATTGGTCACGATGTGGATTTACTTTGTAGTTTTTTAAATCTAAATATTCTTCATTGTCTGGGTCACCAAATACAATCTCAGCCGTTCTTCTAACATTACCAGCTACAACACACTTACCTATTAGGTTCATAATATCTACGATTGTGGTTATGGTTATTGGTTCTCCACTATTCTTTTCTAATACTTTTCTGATATCTTCGTGAACTTCTTTTAGTGGTTCTGGACCAGAACTAACACCACCAAAACCTTTAATTGGTTCACCAGCCGCTCTAATCTTAGAGTAATCAAATTTCATATTAGATGTACCATGGAAATAACTTTCTAATAATAACCTTAGAGATTCCACCCAACCCTCACGAGTATCTGGTATTTCAAATGTTTCATCAAGTCTATCTTTATTTACACCCTTGATGACTATCTCTCCAGCACCTTTAGTATCAAATCCTACACCAACACCTAACATACTTGCATCCATTAGGAAACAGAATGGTTTTGAATAATCTTCTTTAAGTGTTTTAGTAGATACGAATGCACAATTATTTAATGCAGCATATAATCCCTTTTCTTCTGTAACCGCAGTTCCCATAGCCCATAAACCACGACCTGGTGGTAAGAACTTCATGTTAAATATTCTATCATACATCTCTTGTGCTGACTTTTGTGCTTGCCAAGCATTCCAACCTAATGATAAGGATTCAATGTGACTTTTTTGCATCTGGTAGGTTCCCTCAACAACACGTTGAACAGTTTCCCACCATCTTTCGTTTTTACCATTATCTTTAATTCTTGAGTAGGTTCTCATGTACACCAACTCACCAAGACCATTAAAACCAAAAGGAGCTTTCTTCCTTTTATACTTGTCTATAAACTTTTCCGATAACTTAAATTTTTCCATTCAAAATACTCCTTGTAATCTACTTCCTGTAACAATCATAAATATAATATATATTTAGCATAATTTAAAATTTTATTCAAATCCGTCAACATTTTTGCTAAAATCATTGTATTTATTTGCTAATTCTTTTCTCAAAAACTCTTCACTATTATTCATCTTACTTTGAGCGTCTTTTCCAAACTGACTACTCCCCTCAAAGATTTGAACTTGACCAATATTTGTGTTTATAGTAGCTGGATAAGTAACACCATCGATACCAAACCTATTTTTAATTATGTGAAATCTACCTGTGTTAGCTATTTTATCTTCTACTTTTCTACTCATACTCATAACAAAGTCAGCCGTCATAACCTTACTATAATCCTCAGCTACTTTATCAGCTCCAATAACATCCTCTTCAAGTGCTGAACGATTAGCTTGTGAAGCTGTCCAAATAGGAACTTCTAATTCACCAGCTAGTCCTCTTAAATCTTCATAAATACTACCAAGAGCATGTCGTTTTTCTTTGAAAAAATTACCACTTGGCATTAAAATATCTGCATAATCAACAAGAACTAAATCTGGTTTTACACCACTAAGTTCTATTTGTTTTAAATGAGCTCCAAGAGTTTGAACACTAGCTGATTTTGTAGCAAAATATTTTATTAAAAGTTTTCCAGGTAGTTTTTCTATTTTTGACTTGACTTCATCTTTATAATACTTTATATTAGCAGTTGTTACACCAGTGAAAATAGAATCATATCTTAATCCGACATAGTTTTCATTTAACTCAAGTGTGTAATGAATAACTGTTTTATTCTTTTTAAGAGCACCAGCACCAAGAGCTTGTAGTGTCCAAGATTTACCGATACCAGCGGGAGCAACAATTACACCTAGCTCCCCAACACCCAGTCCACCATCCATGATATCATTCACAATATCCCAAGGAGTTTCTGTAGTTGTTCTCGATGATTCTTCTAGTCTTAATTCTAAAGAATTAATGTAATCTTGTCCCAAATCTCTTGTACTACCAGCTTTCATCGCATCATCTATGATAGTTTTTATTCCATCATAATCTTTATTCTCTAAAAGATTTACTGATTCTAATATAGCACTTTTAAGTGTTTGATTCTTACAAAAATCTAGAGTTTCGTTTTGAACAAATTCTAAATCGGTTGATTCAATATTTTTCCAAACGTCTCTTAGTTTATCAACGACACCTGTTTTCAAAACATCATTATCGATATTTTCTAATTTAACTTTTAAAACTTCTAAGGTTGGTTGTTTTTTATATTCATAATAATAATTACGAATCTGTTTTATCAACCACTTGTTTGAATCAGAATCAAACATATTTGGTTCTAGTATGTCGTTAATAGTCTGTAAGAATTTTATATCACCTAACAATGAAGCTATGATTTTGGATTGAAATGATGTTCCAAATTGCGTTAGGGTTTCACTCATTATGACTCTTCTCTGCGTATTGATTTAATTGATTAAATGTTTTCAATAACCAACTATCGATATTTGGTAAAGCACTATATAATTTATCCTCTAAAAACATCTTTTGAAATTTATACTTTACTAACCGATTTATTGGTTCACTCACTCTGTCTATTATTTTACCTTTAGTAGAACCTGATATATCTACGTCTTGTAACTGCATTAATTTATAGTTTCTTTCGATTATATCAGAAGATTCTGGTAAAATGTCAATAACCTTATCTATATTACATATCTCGTTTTCGCATAAAAACGGTAATTTTTTTCTTATCGTTTTTAAACCAAGTCCTCTAACACCGTTTATATTGTCTGACTTATCACCATCTAGAACTCGATACCAAATATAGTTTTTTGCAGTTATACCAAACTCGTCAAATACAGCATCTTCATCATATATTTTCTTTTTAGTTGGACTCCATATTTTTGTCCTACCATTAGCTAATTGAAGAAAGTCTTTATCGGTTGACATAACTACAACTTGTTTTGAATGTGTAAAAACTTGTTTACACAAATAACCAATCGTGTCATCAGCTTCTATGTTGTCATATGATAATACAGTTAGTGGAAGTGTCTCTAAATACTCAACTGTTCTCTGTATCTGCATAATCATATTTTGTTTTTCATCTTCTTGTGATGCAAAATCATATGAACGATTTACACGATATTTGGTTCTTCTGTTTTGTTTATATTCTGGATATATCTTTCGACGACGGGTAGACCCACCCTTACCATCGAAAACAACGATAGTTCG